CTAGAACGATATCGGGGAAACATGCACATATCCCAAATGCACGCCTGACAACGCAGCTGGCAATGCCAGTTGGTAGCTGCTGTTATCTTCGGCGCGCAAGTGGCAAATCGAATAACCTCGATTCCAATTGCTGATCCCGGCCAAATGCACCCAGCCATCCGCTGGCGTAATTCTTCTGTTGGCAAAAGGCTGACCATTTATATGCGTCGCGACATCAAGCATGATGGAGCCGCTTTGGCAGCGGATCCACAACATGAAAGTTATGATGCCGTCGGTGCTCGCGCCAATCGCGGTTGAAATTCCCATCGCACGGCCATCTTGTTGAATTTGGCCATATGTCGTGGATTTATATTTGAACTCAGCCACATAAAACTCGTTGCCATATCTGGCATCCGCATCCGATCGCTTCATGGCTTTCAATAAATCTTGAACCACAGGATCTACTACCCCGTTCCCTCCGCCATAGCTTATATTATCGTGGCTATACTTGTAGGAATTGCTAACTTCGGTTGCGTATTTATTCCATGGCGGGGTCAAGAAAAGCTTTGTCAAAGGATTGGCATAGATCTCTGACGGGTCGCAGAAGCGCCCGCTATCCTGCAACAGATTCTTCCTCGGCAACATAGCCACGGTAACTGCATCGACGATGCCATACCCCGCCAGCGTGGTCGCCTTGTCCGCCTTGCCCGCCAGCTTATTGGTGATCGTTGCGGCGAAGTTGCCATCGCTGCCCAGCGCATCGGCCAGTTCTTTCAAGGTATTCAGCGCGCCGGGCGCGCCAGCCACCACGCCATCGATGGCGGATTTCACATAGGCGACATTGGCCGCCTGCTGGCCGCCCGCATTCGCCGCCGGCGTCGGCACCGTCGGGGTGCCGTTCAACTGCAGACCATCCTTGGTGGCGCTGGCCACGCCCACGCCGGCCACTTGCAGGGATAGCAGGTTGGCCACGCCATCGATATCGCCGATGAACATCTGGTTGCTGGCATTGATGCCGGCAAGCCGGCCCACCGCGCCGCTGGTCGAGGTCACTTTCAAATACTCGACATTGCGCAGCGTGCGCGAGCTATCCAGATTGCTGGCCAGCTCTGTTTTGCTGACACCATCGGCAATGCCATATCCCGCCAAAGTCGTCGGTTTGCCGGAGACGATCTTGCTCCAATCCAGCGCCGGCACATCGCCCGCTTGGATGGCACGGGCGGCGGTGACGCGCCCTTTGGCGTCCACCGTCACCTGGCCATAGTTGCCGGGCGCCACGCCGCTGTCGCGCAGCGTCAGCTGGCCGCTGACATCGCGGCTGCCATCGAAGACGACATTCCAGCTGCCGTCGCCGGTCGCCTCGATCTTGCGCGCGGCGCTCAGCTTGACCGCGCTGCCGGAGGGTTGCTCGCCGCTTTCCAGCTTGTCCACCCTATCCTTCAGATGGACGGTGCGGTTGGCCAGTTGCTTGCCTTGCAGATTGTCGATGCCGTCCGGCCCGGCCAATACCGGGTCGGAAGTTTCCAGTTGATAGATGCCGGGTTCCCAGAACGGCTTTTCCTGCAGATTGGCCATCTTTTCCTCGCTTGAATGACAGTTGCGCTGCGCCGCCCCAAGCGGGAACGGCGGTCCATGGGAAGTGAATGGGCCGGCGATGATCGCCAGCCCATATTCCAATGCCCGCATGCGCCCCGGCCATGGAAAACATGGCCCAAGGTTTTCATCTCGCAATGAATGCGTCCGAGCAGGATGCAATGATGCCAAGCCACAACCGCCCGGACTTCTAAAGCCGTTTAGGAAACCGTCCCGATCAAGCCGGCGCCTTGGGCCAGTCCTCCTGGCTCAGAACCGGCCATGCCGGCAATTGCGGCAGGCGGGCCAGTTCCACGCAATACCGCCTCCAAGCCGCGAGGCAGGCCTGCTCCGCCGCGCTGGCGATGCCCAGTTCTGCGGCATCTTCCAATGGACGGCGCGCCTGGTAGGCCGCGGCCAATTTGTCCCGCTGGATCTGCAAGGCTTGAGCCGACAATGCGGCGCGTTCGGCCTCCCCATCCACCGTCCAGGCATCGTCTTTCCATATCGCGTAAGCCGGTGGTTCAAGCGGCGTCGCCTGCAAGCTGTCCGGAGTATCGCCTATTCTGGGAACAAGGCGCTGCGCTGTCTGCTTGCTCCATAGCGGTATAGCCCGCCAGTCGGCCTGCAAGCCCCACGCGCCATCGCGGAACACGGCGACCTGCAGCGCTCCTGCCTGCGGCGGCTGTTGCTCTGTCGTGAAACCCGGGATCAGCCAGACCTCCTCCACATCCAGCGGCGAGCGATCCGCCGACGCCAGGCCCAAGTATTCGCCGGTTTGCGGGTGATAGCTGTAAACGATTTTCTGTTCTTGCATAACGAATCTCCTCAGTATTTGACGCAGGCGAGCAGCGCGACATTGCGAGGGCGGGTGGAGCCATAGCCGGAATAAAAACCGACCGCGTCCAAATCCCCTGCAAATTTATTTTCGAGCGGGACATAGGCCCGCCCCATCTGATACCAAGCCTTGCTGACAGGATCGGCCCCCAAATCCTGGTATGCGTCCTGATTGATATTGGTCGTGTGAATGGGCGCGCTGATGGCGATTGAGTCGAGATTCGGGTCCGAAAAGGCCAGCGTTCCTTTCTGCCATGAGCCAAACGCGCGTTTCTCAACGTCCTTGCGACTATCGCCCCAGCCGCGAATGAATTCGCCGCACAGATTAGGCAGATAGAATTTCCCGGCATCCGGGGCAAGCTGATAGCCCGTCGGAATGGTCGGCACCGCAAAATTACCGGCATAGCGGCACACTTTGCTGATTTTCCAGTCTTGGTAGTAAGCCGTGGTGGAGCCCGCGACACCCGGTGCGCCGCCATCCACGCCGAACACCAGCGTGTTGTCCGGGATGGCCACCCGAGTCGCGCTAACCAGGCTCCACACTTGCACCCCATCGACAAACAAACGGTAAGCCGCACCGTCATAGCTTAAGGCGACGTGATACCAGCGTGGCGAGTTGAATACGCCGGCAGTCCCCAGCGATGCATTGGCAAAGAAACTGCCGCTGTTGCACAGCCATACCAGAGGCGCGCGGCTGGCTCTATCTATGGCGATCGTGATCTCGCCGGTCACGGCCGAGGCATTCATGCTGACCAGCCAGGCTGCGCTATAGCCATTGGAGTTGCCTGTGCCGGCGAAGGTCGGATAATGCCAGCCCTCGATGGTGAAGGCATCGGCATTGAAAGCGTCGGTCAGGCCGAAAGTCGCATAACCTCCGCCGGCCACCGTCTTCAGGCTGGCGCCGCCGAACTTGGCCTGCTCGGTGGACATGTCCGTACCGCCATACACGACCAGCTGTTTGTTCCAGACGCGGTCCAGCAAGGTATCCGCGGCATCCAGCCGCAGCATCGCTTGCGTGGCGGGATCGATAGGAGCGAAGGTCTGGCCGATCGCCGCGTACAGATTGCCGTAAGTGGACTGGGAAACTTGGGCGCCATTGGCCTTCAGCCAGCCATCGGGCGCATTGGGCATGGAGAAATAGGCGACTTGCCCCGTCGGCGCAGCAGCGCCGCTGACCTGGCCTCCTCCCAGCAAAGGCATACCGTTCACCAGCTCGAACGCCACGTCCAGCTGCGCGTCGGGACTGGCAGGCTTGTCGCCGCAATAGCGTTCCAGGCCCTGCCCCTCCCCGCATCCGGCCCGGCCAATCAATAAATAGGCGCTGCGATACTGGAATTTGTCGCTGGCAAACACCGCGCTGCTGGCGCCGCAGCGATACAGCGCCTGCGGCAAGCCGCCAGTCAGGCGATTGCCCTGCGGCTCATCCCAGGTGTACACAATTACGGTGGCGCCATCCGGAGCCGCATTGAGCCAATCCGCCGCGGCCTTGTCCTGACCATTCCCGCCGCACACATCGAATGTGGCGGAACGGCTCACGGCTCCGGCCGCATCCAATTGCACCATATTGTAACTGCGGGCCACGGGACCTACGCCAACGCCGTCGATCTCGACTCCTGCAACGCCATTCTTCGCCGAATAGCCGCCAGCCCGCACGCGTATCATCCGGCGACTGTTCACTCTGGCCGCCACCTTGGCCAAATCGTCTGCGCTGGCGGCGTCGGCAATTCCGTAGCCGGACAGCGTGGTCGCCTTGTCGGCCTTGCCCGCCAGCAATTTGGTCATCGAGGCTGCGTAATTGGCGTCATTGCCCAATGCGGCCGCTAGTTCCTGCAGGGTATTCAACGCGCCTGGCGCGCCTGACACAAGGCCGTCCACAGCGGCCTTCAAGTCAGACTTGCTGGCCCCATCGGCAATGCCATAGCCGGCCAGCGTGGTCGCCTTGTCCGCCTTGCCCGCCAGCTTGCCGTCCACCGTCGCCGAGTACTTGGGATCGTTGTTCACCGCCGCCGCCAGCTCCTGCAGCGTGTTCAGGTTGGCCGGCGCGCCGGACACCAGGCCATTCACCGCATTTTGGAGATCGGTTTTGCTGGCGCCGTCGGCAATGCCATAGCCCGCCAGCGTGGTCGGCTTGCCGGTGGCCACCTTGCTCCAGTCGTGGGCCGGCACGTCGTCGCCGCTCATCTGCCGCGCGGCGGTGACCCGGCCTTTGGCGTCCACGGTCACCATGCCATAGCTGCCCGGTGCCACGCCGCTGTCGCGCAGCGTCAGCTGACCGCTGACATCCTTGCTGCCATCAAATGCGACATTCCAGCTGCCGTCGCCGCTCATCGCGATGTTGCGCGCGGCGCTCAATTTGACCGCGTTGCCGGCCGGCTGCTTGCCGCTTGCCAGTTCCTCGACCCGGTCTTTCAGATAGGCGGTGCGGTTGGCGAGCTGCTTGCCTTGCAGATTGTCCACGCCGTCCGGCCCGGCCAGCACCGGATCGGAGGTTTCCAGTTGGTAAATGCCCGTCTCCCAGACGGATTGTTCTTGCAGATTGGCCATCAGGCGGTTCCTCGGTTGAATTGCTTGTTGCGGCGGATGACGCCGTTGTGGCGGTTGGCCACGGCTTGGTATTCCAGGCTGGCCAGCTGGCAGCGCGCCGGCGCGTACAGCGCCAGCATGCGGCGCAGCTGGGCGGCCTGGTCATTGGTGATGGGCTGGTTCAACAGCACCCGGTAGCGGTTCCAGCTGTTCGGGTCGCCGTGGACGTAGTAACCGTTGCGGCGGATGAGGCCGTTGCGCTGCTGGCCGGCCAGGCCTTCGATCAATGTCACTTCGCCCAGGCCCAGGCGGCGGATCGCCTCGCGTATCGCCCAGGGCGTGCCCTTGTAGCGGTGCAGCTCATTGGCGCTGTGCAACAGCGCGCGCCGGGCGTCGTCGGATTCGGCCAGCGTCCAGCCTTCCTCGCCGTGGATATGGAATTGCTCGGCCAGCAGCGGCAGCACGTCCGGTTGCACGGTGTCGATCAGGTTGACCAGGAACACCGACAGATCGAGCTCCGGCACCCGTTCGGTGAGCCGGGACAACGGTCCGAAACGCTGGTCGCGCGCCAGGATGGAGGGAATGGCGTCAGTCATCGCTCGCGCCTCCTGGCTGGGGATATCCGCCCGCCGACGACCGGCGCGGGCGAAGGCCGGGTTGCAGATGCATGGAGACCTCCTTGTGCTTGAGAAGAGATAGGGGATGGGATGGAGCGCGGATGCGGTCCGGGAATGGAGAGAAGAGGAATGGCGGCGGAACGGCCGCCGGAGAGAGGTCAGCGGGTTTGCATTGCTACGCGCAGCACGGCCAACGGACGGAAGGTACAGCTAAGATGCGGGGGCTGCGCGCCTATAACTGGCACAGCTTTAGGCTCGCGCGGCTCATCAGCGACTACTTGCTCGATAGTCTGGGAAACAAAGGGAATAACGAGGGGGGAGGAGATGGACATAGAACAAAACTCCAGAATGGAGAAATGAGAAGAGCAGCCACTACGTGGCAAGTAAAAGATCAGCGAGACGAGGGTGAAGGTAAAACCATTGGCGCAGTGGACAATGCGGAGTAGCAAGGAGACTGAACTGGAGCAACAAAAGGAGAGATGATGGAACTGGGAGGAATTAAGCTTGGAGAAGAGAAGGAAACGAATGAAAAACAACTAATGAAGGAAGAACGCTGCCGGGCTTCGGGAAAAGCCCGGCGCGCAATAAGCAATAAATTTTAACAATGCAGGCCAAACCGCAGCTGCTTGGCAGTGCCACAGGAGAGTAATGACTTCTAGTTGACCATCCAGTGCCGATACTCTAGCGGAAAATCATTAAAAACAGGGATTACGGCTTGATTGTCTGCAAAATGGTCAGATCGGGATTCGGTCCATTACTCCATGTCCGACATGCATCAACGAAGACTCCCATCTTGCTCTTGTCTGCATCAGTGCCCGCACGCAGTATGTTGAGCTGCTGCCAAATAGGGTAATAGCGCTCGATATGGCTCTCGCAACTCGCTCGAGTTAATGTGGTCTGCATAGACTGTTGTTCTTGCTTGGCGAGCGTTGCGCTATCGTAGCCCTGTGTCAGGTCAGTCATGTCTTTCTCCTTAAAGGTTTGGATAGGCCGGTTTCACTTGAGAGGCAAAATTGGTTGCCGGCTTAGCATGTGGATCGGAATAACGGGCGGATATTCCCAAAAACTCATCAGCACCGCATGACGGGTTGCAAACAAGCATCAAGGCATATTTTTTATCATTGCCGTCATTGCCGATCTGTTTCACTGCAAACGGAACGGACGCACCGGTCAATGGCAAAGGTATAGTATTGCTGACATTAGTGGCATCCGACGTAAACAGACTGACTTTATCTTCGCCATTGGAGAATTTCCGCGCTACACCACCAATACCGTCATTCCAATACGTGCCTCTCAACTCTAGATATTCGTAGTAGCTGGAATACCCCATGCCACGGTGAGCCTTGTGGACATTCACCTCGAAAAAGGAGCCTGCAGCAGCTCCAGAAGTAAATTCAAGCAGCTGCACATAGGTTGGACCTGCAGGCGTCGTACTGCAGGCTGGCCAACCACCGGTTTCAATATGCAGATTACGACTGAAGTGATAAACGCCCCCTATCTTGGCAACCTCTACGCCGTTAATGACTTCCACCATGCCGCTTTTCCACGCATCCAGCTCCGCCGTCTTGGCCGCCACCTTGGCGTCGATGTCGGCTTGCTTGCCGGCGACGGTGCTGGTCAGATTGTTCGATGCCGTCACCAGGGCGGCGACCTGTTGCTCCAGACTCATGGTCTCTCCTTCACTTGGGATTCAAAACACTGCGTTGCAGGGTCAGGCATTGCAGCTGAATCAACGCCGCAGCCTGGGCAGTGGCCAGTTCGGCCAGATCGTCGCGGTATTGCTGGCCGCGCCGGTCGAGGTTCAACAGCGCATCGTCATGCCGGTTCAGGCGGCCATCGTGGACGGCCAGGGCTTGTTCGGCACGCTCCTGGCGCAGCTGCTGCGCGCTCAGCTCGCCATCGCGTTTGAGGCCGCGCGCCATCTCGTCTATCTGCGCCGCGCCCAGGCTGGCCAGCTCCTCGCCCAGCGCCAGACTCAAGCCGGCGCCGGTCGACTGGACCGTCACGCTGCCCGCCGGCACGCCGGACAGGGCCAGGTCGAAGGCCAGCAGCAACTCCAGTCCGGCCTGCTTGTAAGCCAGCGCCTGCTTCGGATCGGACCAGATAGCCAGCGGCTGGCCGCCCTCCAGGATGAAGGCCACTTCGCGCACCCAGAACTCGGTCTGGTCGCTGGCCAGCGCGGTCAGATGCAGCTGGCGCGGGCCCTGGCTCTGGCCATCGGCGATCGGGTACCGGACGATCTCGTTGCGCAATCCGGTTTGGCCCGCATCCGGCTGGTAGCCGGCATCGCCGAGCGCGACATGGGTGATCCTGAGCTGGACGCCGTCATGGCTGGCCAGCTGAATCGCAGCCAAGCCGCCATCCAGGATCTGCGGAATCAATGGGTTACTGCTCATCGCGGTTCATCTCCATTGGAAAACGCGCCACCGCCAGCGACGTCAAAGCGCCTGCGAAACGCAGCGGCTGCGATAAAGGTTTGGCCGGATTCGGCCGACACTCGGCGCCGCTGCGGTTCAGCGCCCACCCCTGCATGGCGCCGGCCCAACGCAAGGGCTGGTTGAATACCGCGCCGATCTTGAAGCCGTAGCTGCTGCGCGCAGGTTTGACGTGCTCGATCATTCGCCTCAAGCGGGCATACAAATCCGGATTGAGCAGTGCCCGATCCGACATCAGGTTGTCGTTGGCCCAGGCGGTGAGATCGAAGGTATAGGGCTGGCCTGAGCCTTGCGGCGCCCACCATTCCTTCAGCTCGATCTCGATGCCCAGCACCCGGAACACCTCGTTCACCGCCCAGCGTGTGCCCTTGTAGCGGTGCAGTTCGATCGCGCGCTTGATCAGCTCGCGCTGCTGCGTCTCGCTGGGAGCCAAGAGCCAGCCTTCGTCGCCGGAGACGTGGAACTGCTCGGCCAGCAGCGGCAGCAGCCTGGGCTGCGCGCAGTCCACCAGGTTGACCAGCAGATCCAGGGTATCGAAGCGGCCTTGCGTCTGCGGATTGGCCTCGTCCCCGCGCGGCACGCCCAGGCGGCGGGTCAGCTCGGCGAGCGGGCCGAAGCGGGCGTCCCGCGCCAGCAGGCCCGGCGTCGCGTCCTTAGCCATTGTTGAGGCTGTCCACGCTCAGGCCCGCGATGCCGTTGGTGCAGTGCGCCCAGCCGTAGGACGGCACTTTCTGGACGGCGGCCGGCTGCTGCAGATTCACCTGGTACACGCCCGGCACCGACAGCGCCGCCACCAGCTGCGAGGGCACGATGTCGTTGCCCAGCTTGGCCTGCTGGGTCTGCAGATAGGCTTGCAGCGCGTCTTGCGCCCGCTGCAGCACCTGCTTGGCGTCCGAGCCGGCGTAGAGCTGCAGGCTGGCGACGACCTGGTAGGCGAATTCCACCGGCGGCTTCACCGACACCTTGTCGGTCAGCGGCCGCACGCGGTCGGCGCTGCAGGTATTGGCCACCTTGGCCCGCAGGTCGTCGCTGGGCAGTCCGCCGCTCACCAGCGGATACAGCCAGACCTCGCCCGGCTGCGGCACGTCCGCCGGCTTGCCGCCCTCTTCCAGGTTGTTGGCACTGACCACCGCCACGTCGACGATGCTCTGGTCGGCGCGCAGCGCGTGGTGGCGATAGGCGGCGGCGCTGCCGGCCACGCTGAACGATTCCGGCGCCAGGCGGATGCGCTGGCGCAGCCGCTCGTCGTCCTCGGCGTCGGCGCCGCCGGCGCTGACTTCCGTGTTCCTAACGGTCACGTTCACGCTCAGGTCGTCCACCAGCTGGTTGATGGCGCCCGGCTCCTGGCCGTTGCCGTCCATGCCCGGTTCCACCGCCACCACGGCCAGGGTCGTCGACACCTCCTGGTCCTTCAAGATGTTCACCACCGCTTCATCGATGGTCTGGAACTGGATGTCGCCGCGGCCGGCCACCAGCGTCTGCCGCTTGATGACCACCGTCTGCGGCGCGCCGGGCGCGAAGGTGAAGCTCACCTTGCTGCGCGCCGGCTGGGCCGGCAGGCGGGTGACGCCCACCAGCTCGCCCAAGTAGTCCAGCATCGGCGCGCGGGCGAAGGCCACCAGGTTTTGCCGCCCGGCGTCGTTGAAGGCGGCGCGCGCCACGCTCTCGCGATAGGCGATCAGGTCGATCAGCAGCCGCTCCACCTGGCCCGGATACAGCGTCTTGCCGGCCATGTTCTGGTAGGCGGTGATCAGCTCGTTGGTGATCTGCTGCGGATCGTCGTCGATAAACTTCGGAAGGTCGGTCGTCGTCTGATTCATGGCTCTTGTCCTAGATTCACAGCCTGAGTTCGGTTTCGCGGATCACGCCGTCGGCCAGCTTCCATTGCGCGCACAGATGCGCGCCGCCGTCGGCCTCGATGCTGAACAGCACCTTCAGCAGCTGGATGCGCGGCTCGCCGTACAGCGGATGGCTGATCGCCGCCACCGCTTCCCGCACCACGTGTGGACGAGCGCGGTCCACCGGGTAGTCCAGATAGCGGAACAGGTCGCTGCCGAATTCCGGCCGCAACGGGTCGCTGCCCTTGGGCGTGCCCAGAATGATCCGCAGCGCCTGGTGGATGTCGTCCAGGTTTTCCACGATGTCGGCGACGCTGGCGCCGGGCTTGGCGTCGCGCGGCTGCAGCGCCGGCTGCCAGTGCAGGGATGAGATGTCGGTTAGCTGTGTCATGGTGTCCATGGTGCCAAAGCGCCGCCGGGCGGGCTTTTAAACAGGATTAGGAATGGAGTGGAAACCAGCCCGTTGCTGCGGAGCTTGGAGGGAGAAAGGATTGAGCTCGCCATCCGGATGTGGACGGGCTTGGGGAAATGGCGCGCCCCGTTGAGAGAGGCGCGCCGGGCAACGCGAAGGAACAGATAAGCGGGACGGTCCGATCAGACCGCGGCCTGGGCGCTGGCCAGCACTTCGCCGGCCCGCCCCTTGCCGATCAGGCCGGCCGCCTCCAGCGCCTGGACGCCGGCTTGCGTCGCCGGATCGTCCAGGCTGATGTCGCGCGCCAGGCTGAAGCGCTCCCACCAGGGCCGCAGCGCCGGATTGTCGCCGAAGGCCTTGAGCATTCCCTGCATCTCCGCGTCGGTGAAGCGCGCCATGAACTGCTTATGGGTCAGCCGGCGCGGAACGGCGACCGCGACGTCGACGGTCCAGGTGAAAGCCTGCACGCTCGCCGCGTCGGTCAGCGCATCCACCGCCTGCTCGGCGGCGTTGGACGAGCGGCGGATCGCCTCGCGCCCGGCCAGCGCCGCGTCCACCTCGGCCAAGGTTCCCCAGCCGGCGGCCTCGCGTTCGCGGGCGCGTTGCAGCTTCCAATCGTCGGCCTCGATCAGCCGGGCGGCCTCCTGTTTGATACGGGCCTTGCGGGCGGCCTTGGCGCGGGACAACGCTGCCTGGGCATCCCGGACAAGCGAAGCGCCGTCAAAGGTGTAATCGCCCATCGCCTCCGGATCGAAACCTTCCGGCGGCGCAATCAGCGCCTGGTTCTTTCCCGCCTCGAAGTAGCCATCCACCGTGACGCCCGCCACCGTTTTGGTCTGTAAATCGACAATGATTTTCATGTTTATCCTCAATCCATCACCACGTATTGCAACTGCGACGAGTGACCGGTGTTGTTATTGAACTGGAGCGGATTGACCGCCACCACATTGGTTTTCCAACCCTCGCTGGACGCGGGCTGCGTCGTCTGTATCTGACCGACAGTCGAACCTGCCCGCCGGGTAGCGAAGTTGTGGAACCAGCCGGGGTTGGTGCTGGGCGTGGAAAGCTGCTGATGGCGCAGGATCAACGCCCGGCCGCTGTAGTAGGTGAACGGGCCCGTGTCCGTCCTCGCCGCCGGCGTCGTCGCCTTGTTATTGACCAGCCAGGCGAGGGCCGACGCGTCATTGGCGATGGCCTGCACCGCAACATCGCTCCCCCACACGGCCTGTCGCGCCGCGGCGGAGGCGAACACAGCGTTCATTGCCGCCGGAGAAGCCACCACCACCGCCATCGCGGCGGATGACGCGACGAGGGTCGTCAACGCAGACGTATTGGCCAACAGAAGATTCATCGCGGCGGCAGACGCTGCCATCGCGGTTATCGCATTCAACGATGCCAGCACCCCCCCCATGCCAGTCGGCGACGCCACCACCGCCGTCGTCGCGATCGATGATGCCGCCACCACGGCCATCGCGGATGACGATGCCGCCACCACCGCCATCCCCGTCGACGATGCCGCCAGCGCAGTCATCGCGCTCGATGATGCGGCCACCGTGGCCATCGCCGCCGTCGATGCCGCCACTACCGCCATCGCCGTCGAAGATGCCGCGACGATCGCCCACGCCGATGGGCTGGCCAACAAAGCGGACAACGAGGCTGGCGATGCCGCCACCGCCGTCATCGCTGCCGATGATGCCGCGATGGCCGCCATCGCAACCGAGGATGCCAACACTGCCGCCATCGCGGTCGGAGAGGCGGTAACAGCGCTCATCGCCGTCGACGATGCGACCACCGCCATCATCGCGGTCGCCGACGACACCACGATCGCCCACGCCGACAGGTTCGCCAGCAAGGCGGACAGCGCGATCGACGACGCCATCACGGCCGCCATCGCGGTCGGCGACGACACCACGCTCGTCCATGCCGACGCGTTCGTCAGCAAGGCGGCCATCCCGGTCGGCGACGCCGCCATCGCCGCCATCGCGGTCGACGACACCGCCATGACCGCCATCGCCGCCGGCGACGTGATCACGGAGACCATGGCCACAGCGCTGGCGGCCACCGCCTTCATCGCGGTGGCGTTGCCGACCAACAGATTGGTGATCGGCGCATTGCCGACGATGGCGGTCATCGCCGGCGCGCTGCCGGCGACCGATGCCATCGCCGTCGGGCTGTCGGCGACGGCGGCCATGATGGCGGCGCTGGAAACGATGGACGGCATCACGCCGGCGGCAGCCAGCTGCTGCTCGAAGCGCGCTCGGTTGGGCGCTTGCTGCAGATAGTTCTCCAGCGCGGCGCCGTTCATGTCGCGCAAGTAGTCGATGTCCTGCAAATCCAGGCTGCTGACCAGGCTGTGCGCCCTGAGCAGCGCCGACTGCATCACCAGATCGGTGGCGCCGGCATTGCCGAGATCGGCACCCAGCAGCTGACTTTTGATCCGCGCCAGGTATTGCGCGCGGTACTCCTGCAAATCTTTTGCCATGGTTCCTCCGGGTTTACAGGCCGGCGCCGGCCAGCGCGGTCAGGGTAAGCAGTTGGGCGTCGACAAAGGCCTTGCGTTCGACGAAGCGGGCGGCGGCGGCGTCGATGTCGCTGCGGGCGCGCTTGAAGGCGGCCACCAGCTCCTGCACGGTGTCCAGGTTGAGGTCGTCGCTGGACAGCAGCGCGTCCAGGCTGGCCATCTTCTGGTCCAGCGCCGTGAAGGCGTCGCGTATGCGCAGCACGTCCTCGGCCAGGCTGTTGCCTGGACTCGGCAGCGGCAGGTTCAAATGGGGTGTCTGATTGTCCATCGCCCCCTCCTTACAGCACGATCACGCGCAGATTGCGGACCCGCGGCCGGGCGGCGCTGTTGCCGGACAGGGTCAGTTTGACCCGGACCATCGCCTCGCTGATGGAGGCGAGCTCGTGCGTCATTTCCATCCAGCCGTCGCCCAGCGGCTTGCTGTTCAAGTAGGCCACCGCCTGGAAAACATCCCCGTCGTCGATGCCGGAGGCGGAGGCCGTCACGCTGGCGCCGGCCGGGATCAGCGCGTCGAACACCACCCGCACCCGGGCGTTGTTGCCGGCCGGAATGGCGCGGCTGACGTAGTCGGCGCTTTGCGCGATCTGGCCGCTGACCAGTTGGGTGCCGGGAAACAGCACCGGCGACGCGCTCTCGGTGCCGAGCAGGCGGGCGGAGACGCCGACCTGGCCGCTCAGCGGGGCAGGCAGGCGCACCGGCTGGCCGTCGGCCACCTGCACCGCGCTGCCGTCGGGCAGGCCCAGGCTGTATTCGACGCGGGCGGCGGCGGACGGGCTGTCGGACAGCGACAACAGCATCAGGTCGGTGGCGTTCTTCACGTCGACCTTGCCCAGGTCGACGGTCCTGGCGGTCACCGCGTAGCTGGCCGCCAGCAGGCGGAAGGCCATGTCGCGGTCCTGGTGCGCGGTCCAGCTGCTGGCGTTGCTGGATGACAGCAGCACGCCCACCTGGTAGGGCTGGCTGGTCACCCAGCGGCCGGCGCTGTTGTCCCACTTGCCCAGCTCGGCGATGGCCAGCGCGGCGTCGGCGTCGTCGCACAGCACCACCAGCGCGTACTCGACGCTGCCCTGCAGGTTCACCGGCGCGGCGAACTGGATGCGGGTGGGGCCGGAGAGGACGATGTCGGCCGGCTGCAGGTGGGCTTCGGCCAGCACCGCGCGGGACGGCACTCCGGTAGTGGTTTCGCGGATCTGCACCGCCACCGGGCTGGCGCCCTTGGCGGTGAACCACAGCTCGATGCCGCCCAGCTGGGTGTCGGCGTTCAGCGTGAAGGTCTGCGCCAGCGGGTCCACCTGCCAGCGGGTTTCGGTGATGCGGGTGATCTGGCGGCGCAGCTCGGTCTGCAGCTCGCCCTGGCCGACGAAGACCGCCTCGCCGCGGCTGCCGCCGGCGCCGACGAACTCGACGCGCTTGACGCCGGCCGGCACGCCGGGTGGGATGGTGAACTTGCCGGCGAGCAGGCCGGCGCTGTTGGCATTGAGAGGCATGGTTTCTCCTTACTGGGCGGCGGGCGCGACGCTGATGCCGTCGAACTTGAGGCTGGACAGGGCTTCGTTGGGGCCGAAACCGGACACGCTGAAGCGCACCTCGATGGAACGCAGGGTTTCGACAGGCTTGCGGCTGGTGGACAGCAGCACGTCGGAGGTGGTCTGGCTGACGCTGGCGCGGTTGCCGCTGCCTATCGTCAGGCGCTCGGTCAGCGGGCTGGCCCAGCTGGTCTGCAGCTCGGTCCAGCGATCCAGCGCCGGAGTCAGCGTCACCGCGGCCGGCAGCGGGTCGAAGGCGAGATAGGGGTTGATCTTCATGCTGCCGGTGCGCATCGGCTGCTCCAGCGCCGGCACCAGGCTGAAGGCCAGGCTGGTACGGTCGGACACGTCGCCGGGCACGGCGGCGGCGCTGGCGGCGATCGGCAGGGTCAGCTCGCCGCCGACGATGGCGGCGGCCTGGGCGATGCCGGCGTCGCGCATGCCGTCGGACAGGAAGGGATCGACGAACAGGCCCTTCTTGGCGCCGGCTTCGCGCAGCTGGGCATCCGAAGTCAGCCGCTGCTGGGCGATCAGTTCCGCCATGCGGTCCAGCCGGCCTTGCAGCCCGGCCAGGTCCGACATCGGCACCACCCGCACGCCGTCGTTGCCGACCGCGCGGTCGCGGGTCCAGTTCTGGACGACGGAGGCCAGCGGCAGCAAGGACGCCGGCACCGCCGGCGGCTGCGGGTTCCAGTCGGCGGCCACTCCCTTGATCCACACCAGCTCGCCGTCGGCGCCGATGGCCAGGCGGTCGATGCGCGGCAGCTTCTGGCTGTAACTGACCAGCACCAGGGTGCCGGCCACCGCGCCCTCCACGGTGAAGCCGGTGGCATCGGACTGGGTGGGCTGCGCCGCGGCGATGAACTGGTAGCGGACCGTGTAGGTGCTGCCCGGCGCCGGCTCGTTGCCCGGCAGGCTCCAGTCCAGCTTGCCGGCGCTGAGCTTGTAATCGGTGCCGGCGGCGAAGACGGCGCCGCCCTGTTTCACTTCCAGCACCGAGATCACCGAGGTGTCCGGCAGCGGGTCCTGGGCGCCGGTGTAGCCGCCATGGGTCAGCGTGGCGGTGACTTCCTTGGTGATGCGCACCTGGCTGATCGCGGCGATGGGCGCGCGGTCGACATTGATGCGCTGCGCGCCGGCGGTGGCGCTGGTATGCGGCTCGCTGTCTATGGGCCGCAGATCGGGCGCGGCCGGGTAGACCAGGCGCCGCGAGGTGTTCAGCTCCACGCCGTAGCCATTGACGCGGGCGCGGCCTTCGCTGACGGTATACACCTGCTCGCCGGTCGGCAGGTCGGCGGCGGCGGCGACCGCCAGGCCGGACACCACGTAGGAGCCGCCCGAGCTGTCGCGGTCGTAGCGCGCCAGCGCCTGGGTGACGCCGTCCAGCTGCGGCGGCGGCTCCTTGGCGCGCAGCACGCCGTTTTCCACCTGGTAGACCGGGAAGAACTCGCCGGACTGGCCGTCGCCGGCGAAGCCCCACACCGCCTCCACCTTCAGCCGCGCGGCGCCCGCTTCCTGGTAGTTGCGCGCGCCTACCGCCGGGTCGCGCAGGCTGGGGTCTTCCAGCTCGGTCACCACCGACTCCTGCAGGTAGAGGCCCACGGCGACCACGCCGACGACGGGTATCGTCAGCTGCTTCGGCGCCACGCCGCGCACCGCGCCCTTCAGATAGACGGCGCCGGCCTCGCACACCGCCTGGCCGCTGTCGGCATGGACCACGACGCGGGCGTCGCGCACCACGTTGCCGTCGCGGAACATCGCGTCGGCCACGCCCTGGATGCGGGCGGACAGATTGGACTGGACTTCATTGAACTCGGCCGACTGCACCGCATAGCTGGCCCGGAACAGGTGGGCGTCGAAATGCTTGGCCGGATCGAAACGGTTGTAGTAACCGTCTGGCATGTTGGACATGGCGGCAATCCTTACAGGGAAATGACGTGTTCGAAGGTTTCGCGGGTGGCTGGCGAACGATGGATGGGGGTGATGCGCTCCAGCGCGACCAGGATGCCGGGCGAGGCGACCTGGTCCGGCGTGAAGTAGCGCTGGCCGGCCGGCAGATCGGGCTGGGTCTTGCTGCCGGCGAAGACAGCGACTTCGCGGATCACCGAGGCCGGCGCGTCGCCGAACTCGAAGGCGATGCGCAGCAGCAGATGGCGCGACGGATCGGCGGTGACGCGGTAGCGGCCGGTGGGGACGACGATGTCGCCGGCCGGGTCTTCGGCGACGAAGCGCACCTCGGTGATCAGGCGGCGGCCCACTTCCGACACCAGCGCCGTGGCGTCGATCGGTTCGGGAACCGGCTTGTCGTCCCAGGCCGCCTGGCCGATGCCCCAGGCGAAATGCAGGGTCTGGGACGCCAGCGCGGCGGCCAGCGCGGCGCGACCGCTATGGGTCAGGGTTGCCATAAGCTTGTTTTCCTCAGGTGGTTAGGGTTTGGTGGGTGAAACACAAGTCGCCGCGCCAGCGCCGGTCGTCCCAGCGGCCGCGCCAGCCGTAATGGTCGGCGCGCGGGCCGAGGGCGGCGGTGTCGCCGGTGCTCAGGCGGTACGCCAGGCGCCAGCCGGTGGATGCCGCCAGCGGCCGGTCCGACCAGCGCAGGCCGCCGTCCATCCGGATCGTCCCGCGCCAGTCGATCCGGGCCGCATGCAGCGAGCGCCGGACGGTGCGCGCGCCCATCGCGTCGCCGCCATCGGGCCGGACAGCCGCCAGGCCATGCACGGCCACCTCGACGGCCTCGATGACGAGATGCGCGCGTCCAGGGTCGAAGTCGGACAATCTGGATGCGGAGTCGGACCAGACGAAGCGCCCGGCCGCGGTTTCGGCCCAGCCGCCGAAGCGGGTGTTCGGCTCTCCCAGCCGCGTGTCGCCGGACAGCAGCAGCGCGGCGCGCGCGGTGCGCCGGTGCGGCGCCATCGGCAGCCAGCGGCCCCACGTCCTGTCGTCCCAGCCGCCGGCCCAGCGTGGCGACGGCGGATTGCCGGCCAGGATCACCGGGTTCCGCAAACCCGCCGCGTTGCCCAGGCCGATCAGGCGGCTGCGCATGATTGGATGGTTGAGCACTGGCACGTCGCCGAAATGGGCGGTGCCGTAGCGCAGCAGGTCCGGATAAAGCGTGCGCGAGGTGTGCACGCGCCGCCGCCCGAGCCCGGTGGCCGCCGCCGGACAAGCTGCGGACAACAGCCGCTGCCGGCCGAAACTCAGCTGCACGCCATCGCGCCATACGCCGGAGTCGTCCGACAGGAAGGCCTCGGACCAGCGGTCGCCGCTGGACGCGTTCAGCACGCGGCGGTCGTAGCCGCCATACAGGCGCGCCAGGTGCGAGCGGGCCGGCGCGGCGAAACGGGCCAATTCCAGCACCGTCTGCAAAGCCTCGCCCGCCACCGGCGCGCCCAGCTCCAGCTGGAATTCGGCCCAGCGGCCGGCCGGCGCGGTGGCGTCCTCCACCTTGGCCGCGTACCCGGCCCAGGACAGCGCGGCCTCCACCGACCAGGGCGAGCCCTTGGCCCGGTGCCATGCCGCCGACTCCTTGATCGCGCGCCGCTTGGCCGCGTCATCGGGCAGGTAGGCCCACAGCGGACCGACCACGTTGAATTGCTCGGCGAGCAGGGGCAGGACTTCGGCCGGCGCCTGGTCTATCAGGTAGATCAGCAGCGGCGACAGGTCGAAACCGGCGCTGCGCGCCGACAGCGCGTCGAAAGCCCGGCCGCGCGCGTCGCCCGCCAGCGGCGACACCAGCAGCTCAGCCATCGCTCACCATCCTTCCCAGCGTAACCTCCACCGCCGCGCAACGCGGCCACTGCGACGCCGACAGCACCTGCTTGTCGGCCGGCTCCAGCACGCGCACGTCGTACAAGCCGTCGATGTCGTGCAGCGCGGTCTTGATCTGCGACGGCACGATGTCCCCGCCCAGCCGGCGGGCCAGGTTGGCCGCGTACCCCAGGCAGCGCTCCCTCGCCATCCCGCGCACCAGGTCCGGGATGCGGGTGCTCAATACATCGATTTCCAGCCTGATCGCGTAATCCACTACCTCAGCCGGGACCACTTCTATCCGGTCGTTGATCATGCGGGCCTTGTCATCCGCCAGCGCCGCCTGGACGCGGCGCAGGGTTTCCGCGGACGGCGCGCCGTTTTTCCCCAGCACCACCACCCGCACCGTGCCGTCCGGGCGCGGCGAGATCACCCGCACGTCGGCCGCTTCGGCGGCCGCCGTCATCGCCGCCAGCCGGTAGCGGTTGACCGACCCCCAGGAGTAGGCCTCGGGCGCCAGCCGGATGCGCTGGCGCAGACGCTCGTCGTCCTCCGCCTCGGCGCCGCCCCAAGGCTTCGTCACCCCGGCCACCGCCACCGGCACGCCGGGATCGTCCAGCAACAGATTCAGGTCGCCGGCCTGCGGCAGATTGCCGGCCTCGCCCGGCTCGATGGCCGCCACCTCGCACACAATCGCCTGCGGCTTGTCCGCCAGCGTCACCGCCAACGGCGCGATGGTCTGGAACTGCGCCGCGGCGCTGCCGCCGATGCGGGCGCCCGCGGGCAGGACCACCTGTTTCACGCCGCCCTCGGCATAGGCCGGAAAAGTCAGCTCCACCCGGGCCGTCGCCGCCTGCGCCGGCTGGCGCGCCACGCCCACCAGCTCGCCCAGGTAATCCAGCATCGGCGCGCGGGCGAAAGCCACCAGGTTCTGCCGCCCGGCGTCGTTGAAGGCCGCGCGCGCCAGGCTCTCGCGGTAGGCGAACAGGTCAATCAGCAGTTGCTCCACCTGGCCGGGATACAGCCGCTTGCCGGCCATGTCCTGATAAGCGTCGGCCATCTGGGCGGCGACGGTTTTGGGATTGTCGTCGATGAATTTGGGCAGGTCGGCGGCGGCGAGTCCGAGCTGGCGGTTGGCCAGCATTTCCGTCAACAGTTGCGCCATTTGCTTGGGGTATTCCTGCTGGCCGCCCAGTTTCAGATAGGCGTCGGCCATGGCGCTGGCGGCGGCGGCCGGATCGACCATGGGCAAGTCGGGAAAATCGGGAAGATTCAAGCTCATGGACGGGTCCTTGTCGGTTGGCTTGCAGCCTCGGTTCGGTTTCGCGGATCACGCCGCCGGCCAGCTTCCATTGCGCGCGCCGCCGGTTGCCGGAGCGGCGGCGGAATGCCGGCCACATCTATATCAACGTCATATTTACAGGCCGCCGCGGACCCGGCTTTTGAAGGAATTTAGGAAATCAGTTGAAGCGGGCGCGGATAAAGCGTGACCGCCTCCCGGCACGGCAGACCCATGCCCCAACGCAGCGGAGCCCCGCCGTCCAGCCGCCCCCGCTGCCAAGGCAGCACGGTGACGGTTTCGACGCCGCCATGGGCCGCGCCCAGGCGCAACGGTCCTTGCTGGCGCAGCTCACGCCGCGCCTGCGGATAGACGCTGGCCACCTCGCCGCCGGCGGAAACGGCGGCGACAACCGGCAGCCGCTCGCGCAGTTCCACCCGCAAGTCCAGGTTCTCCAGCCGGGAGCGGGCGTTGCGGTACTGGTCCAGCATCTGCCGCAGCGCCCGATAGGTGGATTCGCCCAGGCCGCGGCCGGACAGGTCGAGATCGATCTTGAAATGGAAGGGCCGGCCCTGGTACTCGAACCACTCGCTGATGCGACCGTCCAGGCCCAGCGTGGCCAATACCCGCTGCAAGGCCCAGCGCGTGCCCTTGTAGCGGTGCAGTTCTATCGCCTGCTTGATCAGGTCGCGCCGCTGCGCCTCGCCGGCGGCCAGCTGCCAGCCCTCGTCGCCGGCCACGTGCAGCTGCTCGGCCAATAGCGGCAGCAGGGCCGCGTCCACTTGGTCCACCAGGTAGACCAGGAAAGGCGCCAGATCGATGCGCTGCAGGCGCCGGCTCAGCTCGGCCAACGGCGACAGCCGCCTGTCGCCGGCCAGCACATTGGGTGTGATGTCGGTCATCGGATAGCCTTGGGGAAGGCGCGCCGGCCGGGATGGCCGGGCGTGGGAAAGAGGAGAGGCCGGCGGCGCGCGGCCGCCGGCCGGGGGATCAGGCGCCCCGGGAGAACAGCTTGAGGGAGGAACGCCAGAAGCCGCCGGCATTGGCCGCGTCGCCCGCCGGCGCGGCCAGCGCGTCCGGCGATTCGGCCAGCTGCCGCAGCCTGGCCAGCGCGTTCTCGGCCGCCACGCGGGCGGCATCGGCGTCGGCCGCCTGGCGCACCGCCTCCTTGCCCGCCAGGCGCAGCGCGCGGATCGCGTACAAGGCCTGGTCGCAGGCGGCGGCCTTGACCAGGATGCCGTCGGCCGCGTCCTTGCCGCTCAAGCCCTTCGCCTCGGCCCAGGCCCGCACCGCCGGCGGCGCGTCGCCCTTGCAGCCGCCGTCTTTATAAGACTGGGCCTCGGCGGCGGCCTGCCGGTATTCCAGCGCGCGCAGCTCCTTGCCGACGTAAATCTGGCTGGCGGCGTCGGCGGCGGCATCCAGGCTGAACAGCAGCCGCTGCTGCAATTGATCCAGGCTTTCTTTGGGCTGAGGCGCGTTGCCCTGGTCCAGCCAGGCTTGGTAATCTGCCCAAAAACGATGGCCTTGCGGAATATGCGCGCCGTCTGCGATGCGGATGATCACATCCGCGCGATCGCTCAATTGATACATGGTCTTGTTCTCCATTTACAGTTCGGCGTCGGCAGTCCAGCGGGACTGTATGATTGCATCATTCGCATTCGATGGAATAAAAGCTGCGGCACCACAAGTAAAACCATCCGTCAGCTTGTCTTGATTGGTGTTGTAAATCAGCCCGATGCCAGCCACATCCGGAGTGGGCGATCCATTGTTAGTAGCAATCCCTTGACCTGGCACGCCAGTAACCGGATGTCTGAATGCAATGGCGGGAAAAGTTCTTTTGCTTTGCTTGAAAGACACCCATCCAACACTGTCATCCCCACCCATATAGCGGGCCACCGCGTAGCCGGTCTCGTAATAACGCTGGCACAACGCTAACTCCTCTCCAGGCAAGCGTCGCTCAAACTGCGTCGCGACCGGCGCCTCTTCCAACTGCACCTGGGCGATGTCGAACACGCCGGTTTGCGCGGTGGCAATGGCATTCAACTCAGGAAGCGCATCGCTATACGAAAGACCGATAAACACGCTCAGGCAATCATCGCCTTGGCTACCGATGGCACGCCCCTGCAAACTGGGCGAGGTGAATGTGAAACTGAAACGTTGCCAGGCACTGCTCAGATTTGCCGCGGCGCTATTCAACGCCCTGGTTTTGAGCGCCTCGACATAAGGCGCGCTGAACCACTGCTCGACATAAGCCAGGATGGAGCAAGGCTTATCGGCCCTAGCCCAGAAGCTCAGCGTCAGCTGCTTGCCGGAAAAGCGGCGCAAATTCTCGACGCGCTGGTTGATCTGGCAGTACTCCCGGACCTTGGATGAGGGGGCCTTGGTCAAGGCTAAACGCAGGAAAGAAGTCGCTCCGCCAAGCGCCTCGGTATCCGCTACGCTGGCATCCATCTTTGACATCGTCACCCCAGACAAGCCGCTACCCAGATCCATCAGCCAGCGATCTGCGGAACCGTATCCGGTTGTCGTCTGACTCAAGCCGCGCTGCCAAATGTCGAAGCCACCGTTGATCAAGACATTGCGCCGATAAGCCTGCACCGGGAAAGTCTGCGCCGGGTCGAAGGCCACCAGCTGCGAGCCGCCCAGCACCTCGCCGCGCGCGCCCACCGTCACCCGGTTGTAGCTGCCGGCGGTGACGCCGGTGCGGCCGGAAACCCGTTCGAAGGACAACGGCGTCTTGCCCAGAGTCACCGGCGCGCTGGCGTCCAGCAATTGCCAGATCGACCCGCCGTTGGCCGCGCCCTGCTCCACCGCGACGAACAAGCCCGGCGTCACTTCCAGGCTGATGTTGGCGTCGGCGGCGCGCGCCCAGCTGCCCGTACCGGCCACATAGATACCGTTGTCGGCGCCGGCGGCCTGGTTCTTGACCAGCACCCGGTCGCCCAGCTGCAGCACCACGCCGTCCACCGTCTGCAGGCCGGCCAGCGCGATGGGGGCGGTAGTGGCGGCGCGGACCGACGGCTTGCCGTCCAGCTTGGCCAGCTCCTCGGCGATGCGTTGATCGACGCTGCCGCGGGTGGCCAGCACCACGCTCGGGTCCACCATCAGCGTCACCGCCGCGGCATTGGACACTTCCAGGATCATGCGCACGTAGAGCTGCTTGTTGGCGCCGTCGGCCAGCACCGGCTTGTAGCTTTCCGGAAATTTGCCCACCGCGAACAGCGCGCCGTCGGCGTCGAACACGCCCACTTCGCGGATGGTGAAGCCGCCCACCTGGTCCGGGATCACCAGCTCGGCGACGATCCAGTTGGGATTGGCCGGGTCGGTGGACAGGTGGTTGAGGCCGGCTCGCCAGGCCTCGCTCTTCAGCGCGGTCTGGCTTTCGGTCGGCGTGTAGTACGCGCCGTTGTCGCCCTCGCCCACCGCCATCTGGCTGAGCTTCAGCGGCGCGCCGCCGCTGGCGGCCGCGGCCAGCTTGGCCTTGCCGACGGCGGTGAGCAGGGTGAAGAAATCGTTGTTCATCATGGTCTCCAGTCAAACTGCGAATAAGGTGGCGCCGCGGCTCAGAGCGGCGGGCTGGTCGGCCCGTGCGCGCCCATGTGGTTGTGGCCCACCAGGCTCTTGCCGCTGGCGGTGACGTCGCCGCTGACGCTGACGCTGCCCGTCACCGTGGCGCCGCCGCCGCCGGACACCGCCAGGCCGCCCTGGCCGGTGATCGCGCCCTGCACCGTCAACGTGCCGCTGATCTCGGTGGCCGGCGCGTCGATGCTGACCTTGCTTACAGCCTTGATAGTGACGGTCTGGCCGCCGTCTATGGTGATGCTAGACGCCGCCCGGATCTGCACGTCGGCCTGGGTGTCCACCACCACGTGCTTGACCCCGCCGTTGACGGTCAGCTGGTTCTGCTTCCGGTCGTACTCCAGCACCGCGCCGTCGGCGAAGCGGCGCTGCCATTTCTCCTTGCTCACCACCGGCACCGCGTCGGCCTCGGAATAGATGGCGCCCAGCACCACGCCGTCCTCGCCGCGGGCGTCCATCAGCACCGCCACCTGCTCGCCAACGTCGGGCAACCAGTAGTCCTTGTCCTTCAGGCTCTTGCGGCTGAGCACCGGCAGCCAGGCGGTCAGCAGCTGGCCCAGTTCCGGCAACCGCACCCGCACCCGCTGGGTGGCGGCGTCCTGTTCGGCCACGCTGCCGAATTTCAGCGTGGCCAGCGCGTCGGGCAGGGAAACATCGTTCATTTCTTCTCCTTGGCCGCGGCGGGCGCCGCGCGTTTCAGGTCCAGTTCGCAGATATAGCCTTCCTGCCGCGACAAGCGGTGGCGGGCGCGCTCGATCAGGTAGCGGCCGGACAGCTTGCCGAAGCCGGACAGCTCCACGTTGCGGCCGGCGGCCAGCTGCGGCGAGCCGTCCACGGTGACGCTCATCTCGGTGCGCGCCAGCTGGCGGCGCTCCATCTCGGCCTTGGCCTGCAATTCCGCCTGCTCGCGCCCGCCCGACTTGCGGGTGAGCTTGACCACGTCGGCGCTGCTGGCCTTGCCGCCGGGCGCGCGCGCGTCGCCCCCCACCCGCGCCGTCTGCAGCTTGCGCTTGTGCGGGTCGTGGTAGCTGACCTCCACCGCGCTGGGCACCTGCGACAGCTGGTCGCGCGCGCGCCAGGCGATCAGGTCCGCCGGCGCGAACCGGCGCACGCTGGCCGACGCCACCAGCTCCGCGCGTTTCCAGAACACCAGCTTGCGGTTGTTGTCCATCACCTTGCAGACGTAGCCGTAGTGGCTGGACACCCGCTGCAAGAATTGCAGGTCGGTTTCGTGGTACTGGGTCAGCCGCTCGATGGCGACGTCCTCGATCTTGCCCTCCAGCTTCATGCCGTGGCGCTTGGCGATGCGCTGCGCCAGCGCCTGCAGCGTCAGCTTGTCGTAGGCGCGGCCCTCCGGCGTGCGCAGCGGATGCTGGACGCCGGTGGCCAGCGCGCGGATGTGGACCACCGACGGCGGCGCGCTGTAATCGACCTCGTCCACGTCGAAGCTGCCCAGCGCCACCAGCGCGGCGCCGCGGTAGCCCAGCTTGAAGTCCAGCGTCGCGCCCTTGTCCGGATACCAGCCGTTCAGCCAGCGGCCGTCGCAGTCTTCCAGCTCCACCTCCAGCTCGTCCGACTCGCCGGACAGGTGGTCGGTGTAGCTGATGTTGAGCGCGTACTGGGCGATGTCGGCGGTGATGGACTTGCCGTTGTAGCTGAGCTCGAACACCGGCGCCGCCACGTCCTGGATGCGGCTGTCGCTCATGCGCGCCTCCATGGCGGCAGCTCGTCCAGCGCGGCTTCGTCGCTGGCTTCAAGCAACGGAATGGCCAGCTGGGTGCCGGCCGGCAGCGTCTCGCTGATCGGCGCCTGCGGATTGGCGGCGATCAGCATCACCATCTGGCCGACGTCGCCGTAGTAGCGCCAGGCGATCTGGTCCCAGCGCTCGCCTTCCTGGCAGGTATGCTTGAGAAACATGGTTCACTCCAGAATGCGGCGCAGCACCGCTTTGGCGGCCAACTTCGCCATTTCGATGTCGCGGGTCGGCCAGTTCTTGTCGATGTCGCGGACCACCGCCTCCGCCTTGCCCAGCTTGTCGGCGACGTTGTCCAGCGTGCAGCCCTGCATCGTTTCGGCCAGCGCGCCAAGCTGGCGGCCCATGGCCTGAAACTGCGGGATCAAGGGCTTAATGCTCTCAGCCAGCCGCGAATACGGCTGGATGAACTGGTTCAGTCGCTCCACGCCCTGGGCGATGCCCGGCACCGCGGTCTGCACATCCTTCAGCACGCCGGGCACCCGGCCCAGCGCCGACAGCGGATCGCGCCGCGCCAGGTCCTTCAGCTCGCGCACGTCGTTGACCACCTTGCGCGCCTGCACCGCCATGGTCTTGGCCTGGGACAGCGCCTTGCTCAGGCCGGACAGGTCCGGCTTGAAGCCTGCGCCGGCCAGCGATTGCTGCAGCTTGGCCTGCGGCAGGCCGCTGACGCTGCCCAGCAGGCCGGGCTTGGGCGACGGCGCCGCCTGGCCGCGGAACTCGCGCAGCGACAGCTGCGCCTCCACCGCCAGCAGATTGCCGCTGCGGTCGCTCTGGCGGCCGGTGCTGGTCAGCTCGGTGATCACGAAATGGCCCTTGTGATCGCCGTTGCCCAATACCAGCGCCAGCGCCTGGTGCGCCTGGCGGGCGGCGTGCAGCCGCTGCAGCTCGGCGTCCGGCTGGCAGTAGGCGGCGTGCAGCACCAGGTCGATGCGGACCTCGTCCAGACGGTCGCCGACGAACTGCAGCACCGGTTTGCCGCCTATCCGCGCGTGCTCGGCGTAATCGCTGCCGCCGCGCTGCTCCAGGCCGTCGAAATAACTGATCAGGTCGAACTCGATGTCACCCAGTACCGCGTACATCGTTTGCTCCTTTCCTCATGGATGCGTCTCCTCAGCCTCGGGCCGCGTAGCTGCGCCGCTGCCGGTCGGCCTCGTAGCGCTTCATCATTCGTTCGAACTCGGCGAAGGACAGCTGCATCGCTTGCTGCGCCTGCTGCTTGACCCCGGCGGCCGACGCGCCATTGACGGTGATTTGCGGCGAGAAGGTGATGTTGAAGGCGGCGGCGGGGCCGGCTGGCTTGGCCGCGGCCTTGCTGGCCGCCTGCTGGATGCGCTGCAGCTGTTGCGCCTGCTGCGCCTGGGCGACCGGCTTGGCTGCAGGCTTGGGCACGGCTTTGGCCTGAGCCGCCGGCTTGGGAACGGCCACCGGCTTCGGCGGCGTTACCGGCTTGGGCACCCCCGCCGGCTTCGGCGCCGCGCTCGGCTTGCCTGCCCAGTTGCCTATCTTCTCGCCCAGCCATTCGCCGCCCTTTTGCCCCAGCCAGCTGCCTACCTGCCGGCCGACAAAGGTGCCGACGCCGGGCAGCAGCATAGTGCCGATGGCGGCCCCGGCCGCGCCGCCGGCCAAGGCACCGGCGGTGCCGCCCAAGGTCTTGCCGTAGGCGGCCGCCTTGGCTTGCGGGCTCAGATTCGACTGGCTGGTGGACAGCAGGTCCATGCCCACGCCCAGCAGATCGGCCTTGCCGATCAAGCTCTTGAGGCCCTTGCCGCCCTTGCCCAGCGCCTGCAGCCCGGTCTTCAGCAAGCCGCCGCCGGACTTGCCCGGCTTCAATCCGGACAAGGCGTTCTTGCCCTTGTCCAACAGACCGCGCGCGTTCTTCAGCGCATTGCCGGGTTTGGCCGGCAGCTTGGCTACCGGCTTAGGCTTGGGCACCGGTTTGGCAGCGGCCTTGGGCTTGGCGGGAGATTCGGCCTTGGCCTTGGATGGAGGCCTGGCAGCGGCTCCGCTCTTAGGCGCCGTCTTGGTCGCCGTTTTCGCTGCCGTTTTCGGCGCAGGCTTGGCAGCGGGTCGTTTTTTCCCCTTACCGCCCTTGCCGCCGGCTTGGGATCCGCCGTCGGCCTCGTCCCCGCCCAGCAGGGTGCCGGCGGCGGCCATCGTTTTCTGGAAGACATTGCCCGACGCGCCGGCGTAGGCGCGCAAAGCCTTGCCTGCCATCCCGCCGGCCTTGGACACGGTCTTGCCCAGCTCCTCCAGTTGCCCCAGGCCGCCCAATATCGAATCGACGCTGGGCAGCACGCCGCCCAGCTTGGCGTTGAGCTTGCCATGCACGTAATCCAGCGCTTCGCGGCCCTCGCCTTTCGACAGCGCGGCGCGCAGCTTGCCGCTGGCGTCGGCGATCACCGCGCCGCCGCGCTTGGCGTAGTCGGCGGCGCCGGTCAGGCTCTTGCCGGCGTTGCCTGGCTTCAGATCCGACCACTTGACGCCGTCCAGGCTGCGCAACGTGACGCCGGCCAGCTGACCCGTTTTGGACATCACCTGGCCCACCGTCTCGGCTGTCTTGAGGCCGCCCAGGATCTTGTCGACGCTGGGCAGCTTGCCCCCCAGCGCCTGGTCCAGCTTGCCGTGGACGAAGTCCAGCGCTTCGCGGCCCTCGCCCTTGGACAGCGCGGCATGCAGCCTGCCGCTGGCATCGGCGATCACCGCGCCGCCGCGCTTGGCGTAGTCGGCGGCGCCGGTCAGGCTCTTGCCGGCGTTGTCCGGCTTGAGATCCGACCATTTGACGCCGTCCAGGCTACGCAGCGTCACGCCGGCTAGCTGACCCGTCTTGGACACCACCTGGCCCACCGTCTCGGCGGTCTTGAGGCCGCCCAGGATCTTGTCGACGCTGGGCAATTTGCCGCCCAAGGCCTTGTCCAGCTTGCCGTGGACGAAGTCCAGCGCTTCGCGGCCCTCGCCCTTGGACAGCGCGGCATGCAGTCTGCCGCTGGCGTCGGCGATCACCGCGCCGCCGCGCTTGGCGTAGTCGGCGGCGCCGGTCAGGCTCTTGCCGGCGTTGCCCGGCTTGAGATCCGACCATTTGACGCCGTCCAGGCTGCGCAGCGTCACGCCGGCCAGCTGACCCGTCTTGGACACCACCTGGCCCACCGTCTCGGCGGTCTTGAGGCCGCCCAGGATTTTTTCGACGCTGGGCAATTTGCCGCCCAAGGCCTTGTCCAGCTTGCCGTGGACGAAGTCCAGCGCTTCGCGCCCCTCGCCCTTGGACAGCGCGCCATGCAGCCTGCCGCTGGCGTCGGCGATCACCGCGCCGCCGCGTTTGGCGTAGTCGGCGCTGCCGATCAAGCTCTTGCCCGCGTCGCCCGGCTTCAGGTCCGACCATTTGACGCCGTCCAGGCTGCGCAGCGCGGTGCCGGCCAGCTGGCCGCTCTTGGACACCACCTGGCCCACCGTCTCGGCGGTCTTGAGGCCGTCCAGGATTTTTTCGACGCTGGGCAGCCTGCCGCCCAGCGCCTTGTCCAGCTTGCCGTGGACGAAATCCAGCGTCTTGCGCCCTTGGCCCGTCGACAACGCGGCATGCGCTTTGCCGCTGGCGTTAGCGACGGCGGCGCCTGCCTTTTGGGCGAAATCGGCGACGCGGATCAGTTCCTGCCGGGTCGGCAGCCGGAGTTTGCCAAGGGAGAGATCGATGCTGGGCCAGCGCCAGCCGGAGGGAGAGGAAGATGGAGAAGAGACAGAAGAGCGTTTGGCGGGGGTGTCGCCGGCGTCATTGCCGCCGCTCCGATTGCCGCTCTTGCTCCCTGTCCCCTGGCCGCCGCGCGCGCCGGAACGGGGCTCGCCCGCCGGCGGCAGATTGCGCTCGGCCTTGTCCTGGTCGCGGCGCTGGCTCTCCAGCTTCTGCTCGACCATGCGGATGGACGCGCTCAGCCGGACCGAAGCCATGACCTCGATCCGGCTTTGCTGGATGCGCAGCGTCGACTGCAGCGCGCCGCCCGGCGCAATGCTCAGCGCCCGGCCGCGGCGCAGGCTGGCCTGCCACGCGTCGTGCTGGCGGGTCAGCCGGCCCAGCGTGGCCTCCAGCTGGCGGTGCTGGCGCTCCAGCCGCGCCAAGTCCAGGCCGGCATAGGCCCGGCGGGTGCGTTCGACGTTTCCGGCCAGATCCTTCTGCGCGTCGGACAGGCGCAGGCTGCACTTGCGCAGATCGTCCATCGCGGAACGCGCGGAGCGGAAGGCATTGTCGAACACCCCGGACAGCGTCGCGCCCACCTTAAGGCCGATGAAAAACTCGCTTACCATGGTGATTGCCTGTGTTTGGGGAATGAAAAGGGGCGATCGGCCCCGTCCCGGCGGGCGGGAGGCGGCCGATCAGGAAAGATTCGGGCTGGAAACGGCTGGGCAGCCGCCTTACATGGCGTCCAGCAATTGCTGCTGGCGTTCGTTGCGGCGCTGGACCTCGCGCTCGGCGACTTCGCACCAGAACCAGTAGTCGTCCAGCGCCAGCGCGTCGATCTCCGACGGCGGCAAGTTCAGCACCGTCAGCAAGACCTCGTCGAACGACTTAAGCGTTGTCGGATCCGCCCACCATTTCGCGAAAGCTGTCGGCCAGCGCGCGGCTGTCGGCGATGTCCAGCTGGTCGATGTCTTCCAGCGTCAGGCCGGTCATGCGGGCGAACAGGAAGTCTTCCTGATCGGCGTCGTCCTGGCTGTGATGGCTGGCGGCCTTCAGGTCGGCGCGCTTCAGTCGCGCCACTTCCAGCGTGTCGATGCGTTGGCCGGCGGCGTTGGTGAACGGGTATTTCAGCTTGATCTGCATGATCGCTCCTTTAAGCGGGTTGGGATGCCGTCATTTTCCGGCAGCCGGCATCCGGGGTATGCGAAAGCGCTTTAGGGATTTGCTTTAAGAGCCTGCTGGCAGGGCTGCGCGGATCGGAAAAAGATCGTGAACCGGCGCCAAAGACGGCCGGCGGGGTCGGGAAGCGTCTTCCCCGCCAGCCGCGCCCAGTCGCCCGCGGACCAGGTCCGCGGACGAGCCGGGATTAGCCGCCGATGTTCTGGCGATACAGCTCCAGCATGTCGTTGCCGCCTACGCGGAAGATGTTGGCCATGTAGTCGAGCTCCAGGATGTCCTCGCCGTCCACCACTTGCTTGACGTAGGTGGCGGTGAAGGCGGAGCTGAAGTCGGCGTTTTCATGCTGCTTGAAGGTGCCCAGCGGGTTCTTCTTGAACATCACGGTCAGGAAGGTGACCAGGCTCACCTGCTGCAGGCGGCCTTGCGAGCCGTAGGTCTCGATGCTGGAGCGGGCTTGCAGCTGCACCGCCTGGAACGGGTTGGCGATGATCTTGGCCACGTCCTTGTACAGCGAGTTCCACTTGATCTCGCCTTCCAGCTTCTCGAAGCCGGCCGGCAGCTCGATCTTGCCGACCATGCCCAGCGCCTTGTGCTCCTGCATGATGGCCGACACGTCCGGCAGCTTGATCTCCTCGGCGCGGCCCAGCAGGGAGTTGCCGTTGATGTAGATGTTGGCGTTGGTGATGCGGTTGATTTCAATCTTGCCGGCCATGATTAATTGCCTCCTTTCAGGCTGAGCAGGTATTCCGAGGTGATCTCGGTTTCAAAGGTCAGGCGTTCCAGCGGCGGAGCCACGGTGTACTTGTAGCTGATCAGCAGGTGGCCGGCGGACAGCTCGGTGGCCGGGTTGCGGGCCGGGTCGAACCAGGCTTTGAAGCCCAGCAGCGCGCCGTCGCCGATCAGTTTGCGGCCGTAGCCGTTCACCGATTCCACCAGCGCGTCGATGGTGGCCTGGTTCAGCGGCATGTCGATGAACTGCTGGCTGAAGTAGCGGATCGACTCATTGATCACGTCGCCGGTGCGGCGCACGTTCTCGAAGTTGCGCATGTGGCTGACCGCCGGCCAGGCCGCGGTGCGGTTGCCCCACAGGCGGAAACCGGAGCCGTAGCTGTTGAACACCGTGGTGATGCCCTTTTCGTTCAGCTGGTTCACCTCGCAGTTCGGGTCATCGATCATGGCCGACAGCTGGCGCTCGACGCCGACCACGCCGGCCAGTTCCTGATTGGAGCTGGACCACCAGAAGCCCTTGTCGTTGTCCACCTTGGCGCGCAGGCCGGCGGCGCGGGACGACAGCGGCTCGTAGCGCAGGCCGCCGTTGCCGTCGGCCACCATCACGTGCGGGTAGCACAGGCGGACGCGGTCGCTGGAAGTGTTGAAGTTGATGGTGCCCGCCGGGCCGCGGCCGGCCAGCGCGTCGGCGAAGGCGGTGCCGATCGGGGCGTCGACGTAGGCGATGGCGTCCAGCTTGTCGGCCATCGCCGCCATTTCCGCGGCCACGGTGTTCTGGGTGCAGAAGCCGGGGGCGATCAGCAGCTTGGCGAAGAAGCCGAACTTGTTGTAGGTGTCCTGCAGCGCCTTGAGGCCGGTGCGGTTTCCTGCGGCGTTGGCGGCTGCGCCGATGATGTCGGCGGCGGTCACCTTGGACGGATCGGCGTAGTCGTAACTCACCTTCAGGTTGGCGCCGGCGGCGATTTTGCCCGTCTTCAAGCGGGTGATCTTGCCGTAGCTTGCGTCCAGCGCGTAGTCCTGGCCGGCAACATGAGTCGTGGCGCCGTCGGCGCTCTTGACCACCGCATTGGCCACCGCCGGATACTTCAGGCGCACGGAGTCGGTGGCCGGGTCCAGGGTCACGGCCTCGTCCGTGATCGTAGACTTATGCGCAACCGGGTCCAGCACATTGATCACCACCACGGTGCCGGCGCCGTGATCGTAGATCGCGGTCAGCGCCTGCGGAATGGTGAAGCCGGGCAGCTGCGGGCCGAAGGCCGCCGCGTCCTTTTCCGACAGGGTCAGCGTGGTCGCGTTGACCGGGCCGGCCGGCGCGGTGCCGATCAGGCCGATCACCGCCGACTTGACGGTGCGCACCGGGCGCGGGCCGCGTTCGACTTCGATCGTTTCAACGCCATGCAGATAGTTTGCCGCCATGCTTACTCTCCTTGTTCAGCGGTATGGGAAGGGATGGTTGCGCCCGCGGACTGCGCGCTCAGGTAGCCCAGCGCCACCAGGGTGCGGGTGTAGCTGTGTTCTTCCGGCATCTCCACTTCCTTGCCGGGAAACAGCATGATTTCCTGGCCGTCGCCCAGGGTGACGCCGCTGATCGGACCGGAATACAGATACTTCATGGTTGCTCCTCGTTTGAGACTGCGTTAAGCATGATCACGGGCTCCGGGTCGGCCTCCGTCACTTGCAAGGTGTCGGTGGCCAGCGCGATGGCGTAGCGCGCCACCCCATCGCGGTAACCCAGAAAGGTTTCCGACAGCAGCCACGCCGGCTGGCAGTCTGGCAGGGCGAAGCCGAGGCAGGCCCGCCGTATCGCGTCCAGCGCGTCGCAATCCCCCAGGCCGGCATCGCGCTGGTTCAGCAACACCGTGATCGCCAGCTGCAGCGTGCGCACCTGGCCGTAGCCGTCGCGCAGCGGGCCGAACTGGCTGCCGCGCAGGCACAGCAGGGCCGCACCCTGCGGATGCGCCAGCGGATAGTCGTCCTCGGCGCCGGCGAAATACTCGACGGTCAGTTGCGGCGCCGCGCCGCGCAAACGCGCCAACAGCGCGCCGACAATCTGGGAAGTGCTTGCCACAGCGGAACTCCAAGCAGAGGGGAAAAGAGACGCGCGGAGACCGCGCTCGGACTGCCGGCCAGCGGGAGTCGCTTGCCGGATGTGGCGAAGAATGCAGCAGGGAGGGGGTGGGTTTCTTGTAGCCGCTGTTAGTAAATGCGGCACTGACATCGCGCTGACACCGGTCATCCGGCTCGCGCGGGGAGGAAATGGAACAATGGCATCCATCAGAACAACCTCAACGCGGGAGCGCGCATGCAGGCACCACTTCGCAGCAAGGGACCGGAACTGCTGGCAGACCTGACCGACCACATCACGGCGGCGCTGCGCCAGCTGGCGAACACCGAGGACAGGCAGGCGGAAAAGATCGCCCGCGAGATCACCCGGCGCATGGCCCTGCACTGGGGCGGCCAGAACGTCTATTTCCCGCTGGGCAAGAGCAGCAAATCTGCCGAGCGCGACCGCCAGATCCTGGCCGAATTCAACGGCGCCAACCACGCCTCGCTGGCGCAGAAGCACGGCATCTCGGTGCAGTGGGTCTACAAGATCATCAAGAACGCGCGCAGCGCGTCCTGACGCCGCCTCTCTCCAAGCGTTGACTCCGTTCGATTGACAAAAGCGGGATCGGCCGACACAGTAAGCTCACGCCATAGCACCGGCGCAACTATCAAAATAAACAAAGAGCATCAGGAGAGATTCATCATGAAAACCCGACACAGTCTGCTGCTGTGCACCTTGGTGGCAGGCGTCGCCGCATGCAACAAACCCGCCAGCCAGGCGCCGCAACCGGAACAGGCCGCCGCCGGCTCCGCGGTGGTCAAGATCGGCACCGCCAACCCGCTGACCGGCCCCTTCGCCCACTGGGGGCGCGACGCCGACAACGGCGTCAAGCTGGCGGTGCAGGAGGCCAACGCCGAGAAGCTGACGCTGGACGGCAAGCCGGTCACCTTCGAAGTGGTGTCGGAAGACGATCAGGCCGACCCCAAGGTCTCCACCCAGGTGGCCCAGCGCATGGTGGACGCCAAGGTCGCCGGCATCGTCGGCCACCTGACTTCCGGCGCCGCCATCCCCGCCTCCCGCATCTACGCCGACGCCGGCATCCCTATGATCTCCGGCTCGGTCACCAGCCCGTCGTTCACCCAGCAGGGCTACCGCAACACCTTCCGCCTGATCGCCAACGACCTGCAGCAGGGCCAGGCGCTGGCCAAGTACGCGGTGGACAAGCTGGGGGCGAAGCGCGTCGCCGTCATCGACGACCGCACCACCTACGGCCAGGGCCTGGCCGACGACTTCGCCAAGTCCGCCGAACAGGCCGGCGCCAAGGTGGTGAAACGAGAATTCACCACCAACACCGCCGCCGACTTCATGGCGGTGCTCACCTCGATCAAGGGCGAGAAGCCCGATCTGCTGTTCTACGGCGGCATGGACGCCCAAGCGGGTCCGATGGTCAAGCAGATGGCCAAGCTCGGCATCAAGGCCGCCTTCATGGGCGCCGACGGCGTCAACACGCCGGAATTCGCCAAGCTGGGCGGCGACAACGCCGAAGGCAGCTACGCCTCCAGCGCCGGCGCGCCCAAGGAAAAGCTGCCCGGCTACGGCGAGTTCAGCCAGAAGTACAAGCAGCAGTTCCAGTCCGACATCCAGGCCTACGCGCCGTACACCTACGACGCCGCCAAGGTGCTGATCGCCGCAATGAAGCGCGCCGGCTCGGCCGAACCGGCCAAGTATCTGCCGGAAATCGCCAAGACCGACTACCAGGGCGTCACCGGCCCGGTGAAGTTCGACGCCAAGGGCGACATTCAGAATGCCACCGTGTCGCTGTACCAGCTGAAGCAAGGCAAGTGGGTGGGACTGTAA